ACCATAACGGTAGATGTCAGTTTTGATTTCGACAACGACACTACGGAGGTATCGTGCGTAGGGTCTGTGCAATTCCCCCCAAAGCACTCATCGAGCGCCACCGTAACAGTGTGACCGACAAAACACTCGACAAACTCGGCTTAACCGTTGAGCAAGTTCGTGCCGCGTTCGGCACACCAGAACCCCCGCCGTTTGAAAACAGAGATCTCTCGGGTACCAATTACCTAACGGGAACGGATCAAAAGCGCATCCAACGTAGGCTCAAAAGGTATGAGGCGTTTATTTCCGTCCGTTTCGTCGAGGGCTACCACCCCGGAACCATCGGCAGAATACTCGCATGCTCGGAAGAATCGGTTCGAGTCCGGCTTCGCAAGGCCGGGTTTTTTAGCTCCTGAACAGATCCCATCTGTCGCGATACTTTTCAAACTTGGCCTTCGATTTCGGGTTGTGGCTGTATAGCCATATACCTTTCACATTTTCTATTTCCATGCACGGAATGATGTAATAAGCATCCTCAGGCTCGACGTAGGCTACTAAAATATCGACTTTAGTGCAGTCGAGGGGGGTTTTATGAACACTGCCCTGCACGGGTTGAATTTTGAAACGTTTAGCGCCCGAGCTTTCAATCACTGTGGTGTGGGTCCCCTTGATCTGGACCTTGTACATTTTCCCAGCCTGATTCATGATGATGCAGTCCTGTGGGCGCCTCGGCTGCATCGGCAGAAATGGCACGAGGCCCCGTTTCATCGCCTCTACGAAAAAGGAGTGCTCGAACAAAGTGCCCGGATCTAAGCAGGCACTATTCACAACCAAGTATTCGCCACACTCTGTGTCGGGGTTTCGTGAGCCACTCGTTGCCTTTGGAGAATATGTGATTGAGTCCCCAGCCCAATTTGCGCGGGTTCATGTCCTTAAGTAAAATCCTGTTGTTCTCGTTAGCTCCGAGAACCACCAGCAATTCCGAAGTGGTCCCCTCCCACGGATCATCGTGCAACGTCCGACGGAACATGCCCAAGAGCTCGGATATGTGGCTATATCGGCTATCGGCTACCGCCATCGATTCGAGGGCCGGGTTTATGTACGCCTTGACCCCGAATCGTATCTCTTGCTGCTCGGTCGGGATGTCGTAGTCCAACAGCCAACGGCCGAAGGCCGGCAGCTCCTCTTCGATGAGAGCTTTGGTGTTGGAAGCAAAGGTGTATTCGTCGGAGCATTTGAATATCATCAATTTGTCGCGTATCGACATGTCTAAGTCAGGCAACAGCCTCATTGAAATAGGGTCGTCATTGAGGGTTATGCTAATACGCCCGCGCCAGAAAGCTCGCCCTGACTTTTTGAATTTGCCCGTCACCAAAAAAGTATCGTTGGCTACATGCTCTTTTAGTTTCGCCGTGAATGCCGTGTGCATAGCAGCTGACTCCGACGGTGCCTCGTCATCCACGAGCCACATCCCATACTCGAATAAATAATCAGTCCAATCGTTTTTACCGCAGAGATACTCACTGGCCTTGATTCCGCCACCGAACAGCCCACCCAACACACATTTGTTGTACAGCGTTTTTCCGCTGTTGGGAGGCCCGACTAAGAAATGAGCATGACCGCGCTGTGGCTTGCCGGCGTATGCGTTCTGGTAAGCGTACGCCAACCAAGACAGCTCGTGCTTCAACTGATCCTCGCCTAACATCGCCGTCATCCATTCGGCAATAGTTGGAAACCCCTCGGCCCACTGTACTTCCGCATCCAGTGGAGTTAGTGGTTTTACTCTAGCTGTGTTAAAATACCGTTGCCCCTCGTGCACCACTATTTTCGATTTAGTGAATGCAAAAGGTATGCCCGCCTCGACCCGCTTCGACGTGTTGATCATGTGCATCGCCCGGCGGGACTCGCTGACGTTCTCATGTCTCCCGGGGCGAGCCGAGAGATTGTGCCGGCACTGGAGGTCAAGCAACACGTCCTCCTTGCTGTCGTTAAAATAGCCACCGACGCCATCCTCGATAAAATAGTTCTTACCATCGAACCAGTAACCCTCAATGGCATCTCCGATCCTGCCTACCTCGTACTGCTGAACAAACGCCGGAGATAGCACCTCTGCCCAAATGTAGAAACCCTTCGGCATGTTGAACACCTGCATGCCGGTGTCGCGGATGATCGCGGCGTTGGCCGTCTGATGCTGACCACCGGGATCGAAAAACGTCGGGCCTCGGTTGCCTTCCTTGAAATCTCCGGGCCACTCATGATCTGGCCACACTTTCTTTACTTCCTCGAACACTGCATCCAGCGGTATCGCGGGGCCAAGCCCGTTGAAGTCACTGGATTTTGAGGTCTCGTACTGCCAGTAATGTAATTCGGCACTGGGAATCCGGGCCTCGGGCTTGACCGGTCGCCAATCTTTTCCATGTAATAAGTAAAACTGTTTACCAAATATCCCGGAATCGAACCCTCGGGCGATGGCATTTCTGCCGTCAAGCTTTAGCTCTTTTGCCAGCCTCTTGAGGAATCGGGCAGTGCTCTGCGGCCCATGGCAAAATAAAGGTTTCTCAAAAAAGAATACGGCGTGTATGCCGTTGTTGTAGCTACGGGATATGTAATTTACGGGGTACTCGAGATCGAGCATGCGACGAACGATCTCTTCGAACTCTTCGTCGTTGAAACTCGCATCCCAGTCGACACATACGCCATGCAAAAATCGTATCGGATTCTCGGAGGATATTCGACGTGTCGGATCCGCCCCCTCGGCGGCAGTGTATGCCAAGTACTTGGTAGTTGGTCGAGCGGCCCAGTGCTTGTACTCATTACCATTCCTAAAGTCGGGTAGATCGAACTCACACTCCCAAGGTTTGCGTTTACTGACTAGCGACGCCGACAGATTCGGCAGTGTGAAAAGTTCCATTGTATTTTATCTCCATGAATTCAATTACGGCTAACTCCAGATCCGTCGAATACGGCGAAATGTTTTGGAGCGTTTGATCTATGTGTGAACTGTCTAATTGCAGCTCGGATATGTGGGTATCTTGGGCTTTGGTGTGTGGTCTTTCTATGCGGAGTATCATCCCGCCGTAAGCATGGATCATGCTCGCCTCGTTGGCAAATCGAACATCATCAATTACTACATCTCCATCCAAATAATCCAATTTATTTTTCAATGCTCGGATCCACACGTCCGGATGGATGAGGTGCCGTCCAAATTCCGTGCCCAATGCCTGCATCATGTACCTTGCCGATTTACCAAACCCCGGCACGGGTTTTTCCTTGTCCGCGGCATCGTAGATGTAGTTTTTCGGTATGCCCATGGCCACTAACATTTCCTTTATCGGCGAAGCGAAACTTCGCACGTGGAAATCGTAGTTTTTCGCCAATATCGCAGCCACCGAACTTTTACCGCACCCTTTCCGTCCAGTTAATCCAATCACCCTTCTCATTTCGTATACTCCTTGGTTATTATACCCTCGGCGGCGAGAGGTACTTCCTGAGCCCACTCCGGTGCCGTTGACATTATATCTATCACTTCCTTTAAACCCTCTTTCGCGCGAGCGGTGTCTACCTCGATCACCACTTCATCGTGGACGTGCATCACGATCTTGTAGCCCGCCTCGTCTATCTTCACCAACATGTGAGCGAAGAGGTCGCGAGCCGTAGCCTGAATCTTATTTTGAAACAGGTTGGCGCCATACGTGTACGTCCGACGAACAGACCCCTCTTGGGTGGCTACCGTTATGCCGTCGGTCTCGATGCGGCATCGGGTGTAGCGCAACTCCCGACCGCTCGGTATCTCGAACGAGTAATCGTCGCCAGTCTTGGCGGCATCCTTCAGGGCCCAATCGTGTGCCTTCCATGCCGCTGTGATCCCCGGATTTTTGGATCGGAAGTCGGCCACCTGTATATAGGCGTTGACCCATTGCCGACGGTCGAAGGTCGACAGTGTGGGGTATGCGGTGGCCTTGCCGGGTTGGTATGCCGATGCGAAATCCTTAAACCGAATCTCATCGGCCTTGGTGAACGATCGATCCAGCAAATCTTGTTGGCCGTAGCTCTTGACCGTCTCGGCGAACTTGAACCACCCGCTACCGTAGCCCAATTGCAACACACGAACCTTGGCCAGCATGTATAGGGCGGGATCCTCGTCCTTGAGCTTACCCCCAGTCCATCCCATGGTTAGTCTGGCGTGCGCCTCGTACGGAGACATGCC